CCCCTTCTTGGCGTGTTAAACACAAAAGTAGAATTCATTATATATTCGAATTTGAACTTTGTTTAAAAGGTCATAAAAGTGCGATCAACACCTCCTAGCAGGTAGATTTACACTACACCCCTCTGGCAGCGACACCAGAGCCCTCATACAGGGCGAACAGCTCGCGGTTTACGTTTTACTCATCTGTTTTCTCCGATGGGTCTTCCTCTCTCGTATTACTACGAGGAGTTGCAACTCCAGCGAATAGAAATGTTGTCTTCCACCCCCCACTGCGTTTTAACGAGCTCTTTCTCCTAGATCGGTTTCAAGCCGACCAAGGGACGGGTTCCTCTTCAATCCGAAAATTTCGGAGGATGCCTCTAGTTTTAAAACGTGCAATGGAGAATTTCTGCACTTTCTGGTCCTTCAAGACTAGGAAACCAGCGTCCATTAGCTTGATAGGGTGTATAACACCCCATAACTGTGGATCTCACATGCAGAAGTTGTCACCGACCTGCACCCGGTACTCGTAACCACTTTGGGTTTGATTACAAGCCTGACAGTGCAACAAGCCTCATGTGTTTGAATCCATGTAGTGCTCATAGTACGGTCCACATCGTGGTTGCTGCCCTCAAAGGCGGGCAACCCTTCATGGACGGCCCGGTCGATCAGCGACTGAGGTCCCCAAATTGAGGAAAACACTCAATAGCGCTTCATACGCATCACACTCTATATTTTTAGGGAAATTCTTCAATTTCTCGTTGAATTCCAGTATAGAGGTCACAAATATTAGATTAAGAGGGATACCTTTTGGGTCCCTCTTATGCGACACATTATATATCGCAAAAATGGTTGACATGTCACTACGCTTAAGACTGGGAAATGTCTTAAGAATAAATGGTCATTCCAACATACCTTTCAAGGATAGGTTAGAAGCTACATCAACCAGCATAGCAGGTCCAAAATCTTTTCGTTGGGTGAAAAGAGGGGCAGGAAGTGGTTTCAAGTCCACCCCTTGGCGGTAATAAGATTTAGCAAATTCCGCTAGCCCTTTCTCACTGAAGGTCTTAGTGATTGAAACATTCACACCAAGACGGTCCAGTAGTAACGAATACATCCCAGCAACCGAAGAATTCCAGATGACAATGTCATCGCCCAGGATAGCATAATCAGTGAAGGTTTTAAGCCCGCACTTCATAGAGGCTCACCTTACTAAGACATGATGTGAAAGCGCCATCACGGCCCAGGAGGATAATATCCCCATCGGTTGCCCGATAGTGTAAGTAACTGCTCGCTTGAGCCCCCGCCTGGAATAATAGACGAAGGCCCTTTTCACCATCAGCAGGTACCAAGCCACTGATTGTTCAATGGTTAGTAGTCCAGAGAAGTAGAGTACCAGCAGCTGAAAAACTGCAGGTAACCGATCAGTACATGACTTCATGTCGATTGAGTTGATCACCCCTTTTCCTAAAGTGGCGATCCTCACTCTCTCCCTCTGCCGAAGCTGGTCCATGGTACCATCAGTAGGCATCTTTCGGAGTGCTCTAAAGATTTCCCGATGGATCGGGCGTACTAATGTTTGGGTCAGAACGTCACCCATCGCAATCACTCTAGTCTTACCTCCCCTATCAGATAGGAAATGTAATTTCGAATGATTAAATATCTGTGAAGGACGAGCATAGGGCAACGAATCTAAAATACTCAAAGTATTCGTAAAGGTGATTGGCTCAGTACGCAGCCTCTCAATGCACTCTCGGATATCCGGGCTTTCAAGGCCCTTAAGAGACGACCATTGACCCTTAGCATAAAAAGACTTCCTTTTCATTGGCCTTTTAAGGGTAGGCCCCTTACTTATTGATTCGTAGGGGAGTCCCTCTTCTAGGTCCCTTTTACTAAGGAAACCGTCCATCGTACGCAAATCTCCCTTTAGCTGCTCTAGACATTCATTGTTAGAGAACTCTTGTATAAAGTTAGTCACGTAGTGACCCAGCGTTGTGGAGAAACATGCGGCATAATCTTCATAAGCAAAGCTGAAAGCCGGTGCACCCGAAGGGCCCGCGCTCCAGGACCTTACTCAATTATAACTATGCTCCCCGATATTTGATTTAAATTTAATATCGGTTAAAGTATCCCTAGCAGCCTTCTCTAAGATCCCAATCTCAGAATCAGGCCAGCTACCAGTAAAAGGAGAGGTAATACTCTCAACATCAAATACTGGATCCATGTATACCATTCGGTATACATTGAATAGAGACAATACACCCACACGAGATCTTTCGTCCTTTCGTGCTATTCGCACTAGCGGGAGTAGAAAGCGAGGAATCTTGTGAGGTGGCCTAGGATTAGTAGAACTGGTTTCTAATACCAACCGTGCTAAATAATTCATTACCTCTTTCAAGGAGGACAATGATCCCGACTTAACCCTCCGATTAAGCCAAGAAACATAGCGGTATTTCGAGCGTCATCTCATTAACTCAGGTGTGAAATAACACAGCTTAGTCACTGCAGTTGACATGTCTCGCATAATATTCGTTGTTTGTACTTTATCATGATTTCTTTTCATGGTATTTCTATAAACAAATGTTTGCTTTCTCTTACGGGTTACGCGGTGAGCACTTCGAAAGTCCTACTCCCACTGCGCCACGCAAGTAGCGGCGGCTCTATGGTAGAGGTTTGGGTATACCTCCTTCGGGGTACTACCGTCTCAAAGGGAACGATAGCTTCAGCCATCCCACAGGTCGGATGACCGGCAGACTTTACG